TCAATAAATCCCATCATTGCGATCAACCTCATCCTTAACCATTGATGCGAGCAGTTCTTCCAGTTTCTGCGCTGATAGCTTTACCTGGTGATCTTCAGCATCTTCCCGGGCTATTGTGGTTCGCGAAGTGGCTGATTTTGCTGACATCACCACAGGGGGCAGACGGACCATTGAACCATGGCCTCCGGAACAAATAAGGGCAAAAATAACAACCACTATCGAAAGCTCACAAACTAACCGCAGCACGTTCCTGCATACGACGTGTCTGCGGCATAATCCCAATGATTACTCCCTGACAGGATTTGCAGGCCACTCAATATCAGGTGCAGTTGATGTATCAACACGATTCAACAATACCCGATATTTATTCCATGCCTCCAGCAACGATCTTTCTTCCTCCGTTGCGATTTCCAGATCTACAGCATCCTGCAGTGGCGCAATATACTCACTGAATTCCTGGATGTAGAACTGTGTGGTGACGGTCTTCCAGCCATTCGGCTCCTGCTGTATCGAAGCATACCAGGCTATTTCAATATCGCTATGCTGCGGCAGCATTTAACCCCTTGTAATTCATCGCCATAATTGATTTAATTCACAAATAAAACTATAACATGGTGAAATCAATGAAAAAAAACACAGATGATGGGGCTAAAATTTACACACCACTTACCCTAAAGCTTTATGACTGGTGGGTTTTGGGAGTATCAAATCGGCTTGCATGGGGATGTCCTACAAAGGAACACCTTCTTCCACACTTTCTGGAACATGTAGGTAACAACCATCTGGATATTGGTGTTGGAACTGGGTTTTACCTTACTCACGTACCTGAGAGTAGTCTGATATCTTTAATGGATTTGAACGAAGCTAGCCTGAACGCGGCATCTACAAGGGCTGGGGAATCAAAAATTAAACATAAAATTAGCCATGATGTTTTTGAACCTTATCCCGCGGCGTTACATGGTCAATTTGATTCCATTTCCATGTTTTACCTTCTTCACTGCCTGCCTGGAAATATATCTACAAAAAGCTGTGTAATACGCAATGCGGCGCAGGCCTTAACTGACGATGGAACTCTATACGGAGCCACAATTCTTGGCGATGGAGTTGTGCACAATAGCTTCGGTCAAAAACTGATGCGCATTTACAATCAGAAAGGCATCTTTTCAAACACAAAAGATTCCGAAGAAGGCTTAACACATATACTCTCAGAGCATTTCGAGAATGTTAAAACCAAGGTTCAAGGTACTGTAGTAATGTTTTCCGCTTCAGGGAAAAAATAGCATCCAACCGCAGCACGTTCTTGCTTAAGACGTGCTGCGGCATAATCCCAATGATTACTCCCTGACAGGGTTCGTAGGCCACTCAATATCAGGTGCAGTTGATGTATCAACACGGTTCAGCAACACCCGATACTTTTTCCAGGCTTCCAGCAATGAGGTTTCTTCCTCCGTTGCAATTTCCAGATCTGCAGCATCCTGAAGCGGCGCAATATGCTCACTGGCTACCTGCATCAGGTTGTTTTTTGTTTCTTCCGCCTCCCGGATCCGGAACAGTTTTTCTGCTTCTGCATCTTTCACCCAGGTTGTGCCGTTCCACTTCTGAAACTCCCCTTCTGGCGATAACCAGGTAACATTTTCCGGTAATAAGCCGAGTTCAGAAATAAATAACGCGTCGCCGGAAGCTACGTCATAAACCGTTTTACCCCGATGATCTTCAACGAGATGCCACGATGCCTCATCACTGTTGAAAACAGCCACAAAGCCAGCCGGAATATCTGGCGGTGCAATATCGGTACTGTTTGCTGGCAGACCTGTATGAGGCGGAATATATGCGTCACCTTCACCAATAAATTCATTAGTTCCGGCCAGCAGATTATAAATTTTTATGGTCCGTGCTTGTTCACTCATTCTGAATGCCATTATGCAAGCCTCACAATATAGTTAAATGCGATGTTTTTGACGGTGTTTTCCGCGTTACCCGCAGCGTTAACGGTGATGGTGTGTCCATGTGAACCAATCGCAACGGAGTGCGTATGCGCACCAATACCTACAGTATGTGCATGTGCGCCAGAACTTGCTGCAGTACCAGACAGCGAGTGGGTATGAGCACCTGCTGACTGTGTCTGAATACGTTGATAATACGATCTATAGGAAGAAGTCCCCGGGCTTACTTGATACTGTGAATTCTGGACATAAGTGAACCCACCGCCATCATAAAATGCTAACGCAGAACCGCCGCCTCCTGGCCAACGAATACCATTACCATGAGTATGAACACCGGCAGACCCCGTAGAGCCACTCAGACTGTGCGTATGCGCCCCGGTGTTATTCGTGGATTTAGTGCCGTAATCAAACGACGATGTGGTTTTCGTCCCCAAATCCGTACTGGATGCGCTGGCGCTGTGGGTATGCGATTTAATGCCGTCCTGTTCCTGAGACAATACGGCCCGACCACTGGCAGGTTTGCCCTTAATCGTCCAGCCACGCATATCAGGGATCACGCCTGACGGATAAGCGGCTGCAAGTTTCGGGTAGGCAGATTTGTTAAAAGTCTGCCCCTGCATCAGGGCATAACCAGACGGAACGGTATCTGATGGCCACGGGATTGGTGCGCCAACTGGGTAGCTTTCTGGTGGAAGATTTTTCGAGGTATAAACTTCTGCCCAGTCTTCCTCAAAACCATAACCGTCTCTTGAAGAACGGTAGAACAGACCACGATTTCTGTAATGCGCCTTCATCTGCAGGGTCCGGCAACTTCCGACTCCGGTATAGAAGTTAACCAGAATATAGCTGTCGCCAGAGCGGGTGACATTGTAAGCGCCTGATTCGGCATTCCAGGGAACGGCTCCATCCGAATCCGCATAAGCCCCCGTCGAACGTCGGGCAAATGCACCAATATTTTCCGACGTGAGGTTAATATCCGCCGAGCCATCAAACTTAACACCGTTAATTTTTGGGGCTGCCGCAAGTTTCGTCGCGGTATCGGCGTTCCCCTTCAGTGCCCCGGTGATCCCATCAGTAACAGACAACGGACCTGAAATAGTCCCTCCAGTCGTTGGCAGCGCTCCAATATCTGATGGTGTAGGTTTCTGATGTGAGCTATACATCGTATAAACAACACCACCGGTAACGCTGGAAGGCTTACTCGCTGAATATGTTGGCGAGGTATAAATAGAAACTGACGCATTTGTAGTACAATCCCAATGGATATTTACACTCGTCGCATAATTGCCAATCTCAACGTAAATATCATATGTATCGCCGGATGTGTTGATCCAGGCGAAATTCGTTAATCCGACGGCTGTACGCTTCCACAAAGCTCCGGTAATCCCTTTGGGCTTTCCATTGCCTGCTCGTAGAACCAGTTCTGAAATGCCTGCCTGCTGTGGGGAGCCGACGTTGTAACCAGCGCCACCAATCAATGCGATGTAAACGATGGAACTCGCTTGTGGCATGGTAACCGTTGCCAGTTTGAACCCCCCTGCCCCGCCAGAGAAAGAGATCGTTACTGAATTTAAAGTGCCAATATCTTTCGGTGTTAATGTTATATCCGCAGTCAGTGCTTTCCCGTTAACTTTTCGGTTAGATGGTACCCTGCCATTCGCATTGTCATTCGCTGCTTTAACTGCCTTCGGTGTCGCGGCAAGCGTTTCAGATGTGCTGTTGGTCGCACTGCTGAGCTGTACTATCCCCTTTTTCGTCGTACTTGCATCCTCAAGCGCCACGGCGGATGCAATATCCTCTGCCCGTTTTGCCGCTGTCTCGGCGCGCGTTGCCGCGGATTCCGCCGTACTTTTGCTCTGTGCTGCCGCCGTCGCACTGCCAGCTGCCTCTGTCGCCTTCGTGGATGCTGTCGTGGCGCTGCCCTTCGCTGCTGACGCCTGTCTGGTCGCCTCATCTTTTGAAGCTGACGCCGATGATGCCGATGACGCCGCCGAACTGGCGGACGATGCGGCAGCCGTTTTTGAGGATTCTGCGCTGGTTTCCGACGCTTTCGCGTTCGTCTCGGATGTCTTCGCTGCGGAAGCAGACCTTGCTGCTGCACTGGCCTGTTCAGTGGCTTTGCCAGCCTTCGTTGTGGCTGTTGAAGCGGATGATGCGGCGCTTTCTGCCGATTTTCCGGCGGCGGTGGCACTGGCTGAGGCCTGCCCGGCACTTGTTGACGCGGCACTGGCAGATGATGCAGCCGCTGTTTTTGAGCCTGCCGCAGCTGAGGCACTCTGTCCCGCTGCCGTTTCAGAAGACCTGGCGTTCGTCTCGGACGTCTTTGCCGCCTTCGCGGAATTTCCTGCCGCCGTTGCCGAGGAAGCTGCACTACTGGCACTTGATGATGCATTCGTTTCTGAAGATTTCGCTGCCTCTTTTGAGGCCGCCGCACCCCGTGCCGAGGTGGCAGCTTCTGACGCCTTCGTGGTCGCTGTGGATGCAGAAGTGGCTGCCGATTTTTGTGATGCTGCGGCATTCGTTTCTGACGTTTTCGCGGCACTGGCGCTGGTAGCTGCCGCGCTTTTTGATGACTCTGCAGCAGCAGCACTTTTTGCTGCTTCACGGGCCTTTGTCGATGCCGTTCCTGCGCTGGAAGACGCTGACTGAGCCGACGACGCGGCCTGTCCGGCTGGCGTGCTGGCGGCACGTGCTGAGGCTGCAGCATCGGTTGCATGAGTTGCCGCCTCGCTGGCTGATGCACTGGCATCGCTGGCTGATTTTTTCGCGGCTGCCGTATTCTGTGCAACCGCGGAGGCGTTACGTGACACCTCTTCCACCATCTGCTCAAAGCGGCGCAGTGCCTCCGGTCGGACATCATCCTCCGTCATGGCACCGAGAAAATCATTCAGCGTACCTGGTCTGGAACCTTCATAGACGGTAATGGTCCCGGCATGTGAAGGCGGAAAACCTTCAACCAGCAGGGTGACGCTGTACTGACCATGCTCAACATCCATGCTGTAACGTCCGGCTTCATCCGGATTTTCAGAGGCCACCGTGTTCACCACCACCGTGCTGCTGGTTCGTCTGGCCTTCAGCACAATGGTGCAGTTCTGTACTGGTTTTCCTGTGCCATCTTTAAGCACGCCAGAAATTTTTACTGTCATACTTTTCCACCAATAAAAAAAGCCCGCAGCAGTGACGCCACGGGCTTCAGGACAGTGTAACTTTACGTTTCCTCAAACGCAGTTCACCCCATAAAGTGGATGAACCTGCGTATCATAACAATATTTACAGAAGATAAATCGGCGTCTGTTGTCAGAAACGGTAACGGGAAGAAGCCACCACTCCTTCAGACAACGCCTGTGCATCCTTAATGGCTCCATAGCAACGAATCCCCTCTGCTGCCGTATTCCCCAGCACCAGCGTGCCCTCCGGCAGATAACGTTTTTCGGTACCGTCCTCTGCCACATAAGACGTTTTCGCTACCACAATGGCCAGATCGCCGTAATACCCCTTGAAGGATACCACTGCGCCCAGATCTTTCACTGCCGTTTCGAGTTGTGAATTTGAACCGCGACGGGTATCCATTTTTTCGCGGAAAAGCTTAAAGCCATTCAGCAGACGCCAGACGGTACCGTCCATAATGGCAATATTCACAAGACCACTGGCCTGATCACAGAAAAGGTCGATATCATATGTCGGGTCGAACGTGTCACGATCCTGTTTTGACCACTCCTTACCGCTACCTTGTATGATGTTATTCTTCGTCGATCGGCCAAAATCGACTTCAATTTTCTCGAACTGGTCTCCTTCCATCGTATATTTGCCATACAGCACGGCATTCACCGCCTGCATTTCTTCCACCTGCACAATAGCGTGCTCTTCCTGTTTGAGGTTATCAGTGATGATACGCAGACGACGGTAGGCCGGGTCGTTCAGCTGAGCCGGATCTTCACCGGGAAGGCGCTCAACCGCCTGCTGGTAATTAAATTCGTGTTTCGGCTTGACGTAGCCAGGACGCAACACGCGGGTTTCACCACCACGATGGCGCAGCACTTTTCCTTCAACGATCGGGGAGACATAGGCCGCCACCGGCGTTTTTCCGGTAATTTTGTCCAGCATCACCTCTTCGGTGTGGAAATTCACCGTACGGCGGAAAAACAGCTCCAGAAATAGCGCACGGAATTTAACTTTTTGTTCGGTATAACCGAGTAACTGGCGGGTCGTAAACAATCCCATAAATCAGTTCCTTTCATTCAGAAATCAGTCAGGCCACCATGGTGGCCTGATAACGTGTTACGGCAGAGCCGCGTGACTCAGGGCTGTGCCGGCAAAGGCATTTGCCTTTTTGTGTTCATCCACACTGTCAGGCCAGCGGATTGCCTCCGTCGCAAAGGTCCCCGACTTGTAATAGGTCAGCACCGTCTCTGTGCCTTCAAGCGGCAGTACCAGTATGCCAACCGCACTACCGGCTTTCTGTCCATCCCAGACCACCAGTTTCCCGGTGGCTTCATCCAGCATCAGGGGCGTCAGAGCCGGTGTTGCAGAAGAAATCCCGCTGCTGCCTGTGGCGGTATGAGCCGGATCATTACCAGCAAAAATACGTACTTCCGCACGCTGTTCAGTGATGGTTTTCGTCACCATTTTGTTAAAACCTCATATTGATGGTCAGCACTGACTTCATGGCATGGCCATGAGCATTTTCACGTCCGCATCACCGTCTGCTGACGTCTGTGACACGCCACCCCGCACCGCTGCCGGTGAATGATTCGCCATGAAATGTTCAAACAGGGCGGTTGTGGATGCAGAGACCGGTTCGGCCTTACCTGATCCCGCAGCCAGCACAGCCCGGGCGTTCTCCACGGTCATTCCCGGGCAGGCCGCCAGTTTTTCAGCCTGCGCTTCTGCCCCTTTTGCCTCATCCAGGGCCATGATCTGATCACGAAGTGAGGGCCCGGCATCCGCCAGTGGTGCAGCCGCCAGGATCGGGCGGGCTTTTTCCACCGTCATCTCCGGCATCGCCGCCAGCGTTGACCGGCATAGCTGACATGGCTCATCATCACGCCAATGGAGCCGATACGGGATGTCTGGGTAACCAGCCGTCGGGAGCAGGCCGACGCCAGCAGCATGGCTGCAGAACAGGCCGTGTCATTGCACAGTGCCCAGACCGGCTTCTGCTGACGGAGGCGGTAAATCATGTCAGCGCAGTCAAACGCGCCGGCGGCCTGCCCGCCCGGACTGTCAATGTCCAGCAGTACGCCCCGCACCTGGCTATCCGCCATTGCCTGCTGAAGACAGGCGACAATACCGTCATAGCCTGTCATTCCGGAAAATGGCCGCATACCACCCAGCCGGTGCACCAGCGTGCCGGTCACCGGCAGTACAGCAATACCGTTCACCACCCGGTAAACACGGGCCGGTCGTTTACCTCCGGCCATGTACTCGTCCGTTTCAGCCAGCATCCCGGGAGCATCAAGCTGTACCTGCTGTTGCGGTACCGAAAGACTTGCTGCCCCCATCTCGCGCCCCAGCGCGCAAAAGAAAACCCGCGCATAGGCGGGCTCCAGAAGCAGCGGTTCATTGAATGCTGCTGCAATAATGTGTGAAAGATTACGTCTCACGTGGTGTTGTCTCCTCTTCCGGCCTGCGACTCTCCGCTATCTGCTGCTGATACGCCTGCGCTATCCACACCGGACGTGAGAGTCCGGCTTTTTGCCGCTCAGCAGATTCCCTGACCTGCTGGCGGAAAATGTCCTGATAATCCTCGCCCATCAGCGCCAGCTCTTTCTCATACGTGCTCAGTCCGGCCTCAATGCGCATCACTGATTCCTGGACTTCCTTGAGCCCGTCAATGGCCATTCTTCCGGCACCAATCCACTCTGCCCGTGACCAGGCTGATCGCGCCTGATAAAAATCAAAACGTGCCCGTGGCGGACGAATAATCCCCCGAAGAAGTGCCTCTTCCAGCCAGCAGGAAAACATCTGCGTGGCCAGCCGGGCCGCAATAAATTTTCGTCGCCCCATAAAATAGCGCCACGACTCATTGGCGGAGGCGCGGGCACTTGAGTAACTGACCTTCGAGTAATCACGGGACAACTGTTCGTAGGAAACGCCAAGACCGGCGGCGATATACCGCAGCAGCGCCTGTTCAAGCGCAGAAAATCCATTGTCTGAATCCTGCGCAGTCTGTAGTTTCAGATCATCACCAGGGAAAAGGTGCGGAATTTTGACACCGCCCAGTGTCACGTTATTCGTGTCATACCAGCTGGAGAACTTCTCCAGAATATTAATAAGCGGATTATCCTTCTGCTCCTGTGGCGCGCCGGCGATATATTCAAAGGCCTTTTCGGTATCAAGTTCACTTTCAATCGTCGCTGCATACATCGCCTTCACTATGGCCGACTGAAGCTGTGTTGCCTGCAGGGAATCGAGCATCTTCAGCCGTTCCATGACGCTGTAAAACTGATTAGCCCCACGGGTCTGCCCGTCCTCCACCGGCTCGAAAATATGCAGCATGGCCGGACGCCCGGTGGGAAGTTCACGCGGGATCCGTTCCCATCGTCCACTCCCAGAGAACGGAAAATCATCCTCACAAATATGGTACGCGACGGCACGGCCATATCGATCGACCTCCACACCGGCCCGCAGAAAACGGTTCCCCATACCGTGTCCAGGCGTGTCCACCCGTTTCGGACTCACGGCTTTAAAACGCGTACGGAATAACTGCGTGGTTTCCGTATCCCAGACCGGCTGCACAAAGATTTCGCCGTTAAACGCATGAACGCCCACACCTTCACGGATAAATTCCGTGAACGTGCGTTTTCCTTCCACGTCGATCTCGCCAAACATCCCTTCGGCGTATTCCGACCAGGCCGCCTCCACCTCATCGACAAAGCTTTTTGCTGCGGTCTCCCGCATCCCCAGCCAGCGCCAGTTCGGACGGTAGCTGATCAGAAACATATGCCCGACAATATGATCCTTATGCAGGGCCACCGCATTAGCCGCTATCCCGTTATTGCGCACCAGATCATCTGCCCGGGCATTCCCCAGACGCAACGCAGGCAGCAGGGCTGCATCGGCACTCTGCGCCGGTGGCAACCACTCCGCCATTTGCCCGCCAAATCCTGCGCCGCCCCCGTTGTAGCTGAGACTCTCACGAAGCGGAACGCCGTTCACATCAATCAGGACAGGCGTTCGTTTCATAACCTCACTCCCAGCGGACGACGGCGACGTCGGGTTGTCCCCAGTACCGACTCCGCATCATTGATCGCCCGGTTAAGCTCATCCAGAGAAGCCGCCGTATATTCAATTCTGCGACCATCTTTCTGGACAGACACCACCCGTTTACCGGTTAATAAATCAAGGCGCGCCTGACGCAGCGCCTGTAGTTCAGCGACTGTAACCATTCACTCCTCCGGACAGCTTCGCTGCCAGTTCTTTAAGGGTTGGCCGGGTCGTCTCTTCTTCCCGGGATTTTGCCAGTACAGCCAGATCAAGCTGCCAGCGTTGCACGGACACACGTAATGCCGCATAGGCATACACCAGGCAGTCCAGCGCTTCGTTACGCCGCTTTTTGTTATCCCACAGCAGACGCATCTTTCCTTTTTCCCACTTCTCCACAAGCTCTTCCGCGACCAGTTGCTGCGCCTCTGTCTGCGAAAAAATCTCCGGATCATCAGGAAAATGGATGGCATACGACGTGGCTTCATCCGCAGGAGTGGGATCGGCTTTCATACGGGCATAGAGAATTTCTTTTGCGGTGTCCGTCCCCACTTCACACAGATACACGCCCCGCTGATTGCGGGTTTTCGGCATGGTGATCACCGGCTTGCCATAGACAGATGCGCCTTTTACCGGCAGCACCCGGAAAACACCGTGTTTTTTTGACCTCTGATAGACAATTTCACCATCGATCCCCCCGGTGTCCCAGCAGACACGGGAAATGGTCATTTCGGTTCCGTCTGCATGGCAGTATTTTTTGTTGATCGCCGCATCCACACGTAACAGCGTCTCTTCCTCATCGGGACGGCCCATAATGATGATTTTATCCACCAGAAAAGCTTCCTCTCCCGGTGCCCATCCCCAGACATACATCTCAAAACGGTTTCGCTGCGAGTCAATGCCCGCCGTCAGATAAACCACCCGGGCTGGCACCGCCGCCGTGTAATGCACGACCTTATCCATCAGTACCTGGTGATCGAGTTTTTCGCCCACGGCCTCTTCAGAAGCCACATCGGATGCTTTCGCGATTTCAGTTTTCACAGCATCAAGATGTACGGGTGATATATCAGGGTATTTACGCTGCAGTGTCTGAGGGACACGGACAAGGATCCCTGATATATTCTGTGCCACTCGCTGAAAGATGTAGGTAAATAACTCCGTCTCGAGGACAAGGCCTTCCTCACGAGCATTTTTCAGCTCCTGTGCATCGGCCTGTGCCTTCGTCAGTCGGTAACGTTCGTAATCAATGGTGCCGGGCTGAAGGTCTGATTCGCTGGCAGCCCTCAAATCCTCGATCTCTTTACGGAGTTTTTCGTTTTCAATATCAGCTTCCCTCTGCGCATACCACTGAATGGCAGCAGTTGTATCAAAAACTGATTCAGTCCCTTTCCCTCCACCAGAAACTAGTGGTAACCCCTGACTCTGCCAGGCGGTGACTGATGCCGGACTTCCACCGTGACACTGCGCCGCCAGCCCGGCAAGGTCAGCACGGAACTGCTGTACCATTGCAAGAAATGCTGCTGGCTGCTGGGCGTAACTGGCATTCGTCATATCGAATTCCCCCTGCATCCAGCATATCGCCAGCAAAACGTTTTTCGGGTTTTTCTGCAATGCTGCCTTCGTGCGGAAAAGCAGATCCTGATATAACGGCTTACCCACTCCCCAGCGAGCCGAATCCTGACTGGCCCCCGTGGACTCGCTGAATGTCCCCTCCGTGCCCTGGGTGAATGCCGAACCACCACGACAGCATGGTACCAGCAGGATCCCCGCGTTATTAGGGATATACGGAAGCAGTTTTTTGGCAATATGTAAGCCCTGTCCGACACAGCCGTACTGCCCTTTGCTCAGGTCAGCCCGGGGATGGTTAATCGTACTCATATCCTGAACATCATGCAGACAATGGTCAGCAGGAATGATGTCGTTAAATACGCATACTTCACCACCGGGAGTCACTGTGTTACGACGGGCCAGTTGCTTAATGCGCGGATGGGGCGCATCGTATGAATCCGGCAGCGGAAGCCCTTCACCGTAAGCCATGGCATTGGACTGCCCGGCCAGTACGATGACGTAGTACCAATCCGGCTCAGTTGCACCACTGACCACCACATCACCTTCTGCTGCAATCGCCTGCATCAGGGTATAAGGGGTTATGGCCACCGGACTACCAAACGGCTGCCAGCCCTCCTTCAGTTTTTGTGTCAGTCGTTTCGCAAGGTCTGACGGCGATACCGCCCTGACCACGTCATAGTGTTTAAATGCCATGAATCCTCCCGGCCGGGATAATATTGTGAGTAAAATAAGGAGCGGGCTGAAGTCCGGAAGTTACAGGACAATGGCAGAAGAGAGACGACAGCCCGCAATTCGAAAAAGACCGCGCAGTTGCGCAGAGTGATTACTATGGGGTATTATTCGCCAGCTGAAATATTACTTCACGTTTTATTGTTTATTCCTTGCCGCCCGCGTCTCCCAGCGCGGGCTTTTTTTGCCCACAAGAAAACCCCTCCGGAGAGGGGCTAAAGCCGCGTATCTGTATCATCATGCACATGGTGCCGGGTGCCTCCCGGTGAGTTCAGCCCGGTGCCACTAAACCCGCGTCATTCTCGTTTTGATAATCAGAGATTATACCGTCACCAGTCGCCCCTCCGCTCAGGGGGATTCACCATGCGAAATTTTTTTAACAAATGCCCAGTCTGACAGGCAACTGTCAACTTACTGAATTGTGAGCAACATAGCATTTAACGGGGAACCTGTTTTCTGCAGTAAAAAGGCCCACCGGAGCGGATGGGCCTGGAAGGATAGCGGTCATGTGATGCCGGTTTCCCGGTAACTCAGCACCGGTATCTGAGTCAACGTTTTCTCTACTGGGTCATTTCCGATACGCCCTGCCTGCTGACAGGCTTTCATCACATCTGAAAATATAGCACCCTGACTGATACTGTAGTACCTAAGGTTCCAGAAACTGTGATGTATCCGGCACAGAAAAGCCCCTCCGGAGAGGGGCTGGAGAGTGGCGCTATGTGCCATTGCATGGTGCCGGGTGCCTCCCGGTGAATTCAGTACCAGCACCTGAATCCGCGATTATCCCATATACCTACTCGCTGATTGCCCCTCCGCACAGGGGGATTCACCATGCCAGTTTCTTTTAACAAACTCCCCGCAAACCAGACAACAGTCAACCGCCTGAATTATGAGACATTTAAAAAAAAGCCCGCAAAAGCGAGCCAGGGAAAATAAGTGTGGCGCGTTGTACTGGATTCGAACCAGTGACCGATTGCTTAGAAGGCAATTGCTCTGTCCGGCTGAGCTAACAACGCAGGATACAGATAATGGACCGCCTTCGGGGACCCGAACTCCGCGCAACCAGCTTCGAAGGCTGGCGCTCTTTCCTGATGAGCTAATGGCGGTATGTGATGGTGGCCCTTGCTGGATTTGAACCAGCGACCTGGCGATTATGAGTCGCTCGCTCTCACCACTGAGCTAAAGGGCCGGGAGCAGAATAATAATGGTGCGTAATTAATTCTGCAATCTCATCCGTTTCAAACGATTAAATCCTGAACTTCCCTGACTGTCTGCTCAAAACGTCCGGTCTCCAGCTCAACACCAATCGCACGACGCCCCAGTGCCATCGCCGCTTTTACCGTTGAACCTGAGCCCATAAAAAAATCTGCAACCAGGTCACCCGGACGACTGCTTGCGCTGATTATCTGCTGCAGCATTTCTGCCGGTTTTTCGCACGGATGTTTCCCGGGATAGAACTGCACCGGTTTATGTGTCCACACATCCGTGTACGGCACCTGCGCCGTCACGCCAAAATACCGCCGCAGATGCTTATATTCACTCTGCAGCTCCACATACTGCCGGTTCAGTGACGTATACGTATCCACCAGCTGGTGGTGGGGCTTTTCCAGTTCACCGCGCTGATGTTTCTCTTCTGCCACCCGGGCAAACAGCGACTGTAATTTCAGATAATCGCTTTCGTTCGGTAGCTGCCACTGACTGGCACTGAACCAGTGCGACACCATGTTTTTCTTTCCTGTGGCATCTGCAATCTGTTTTGCCGTTATCCCCAGGGCCGCGCGCGCATCACGAAAGTAAGAAATCAGCGGGGCCATCACATGCTGTTTCAGTGCACTGCCCTTCGCCGCATACCCGGCATCTTTCGGACGATACGGCCCCTGATAATGTTCCGCGAACAGAATGCGCTCTGTGGCGGGGAAATACGCCCGCAGGCTTTCCTTGTTGCATCCGTTCCAGCGTCCGGACGGCTTCGCCCAGATAATATGGTTCAGCACACTGAAGCGTTCACGCATCATGATTTCGATATCAGATGCCAGGCGATGACCACAGAACAGGTAAAGACTTCCGGCAGGTTTCAGCACCCGCCAGAACTGCGCCAGACACTGGTCCAGCCACTTCAGGTAATCATCGTCGCCCTTCCACTGGTTATCCCAGCCCTCAGGCTTCACTTTAAAGTACGGCGGGTCCGTGACTATCAGGTCAACAGAATTTTCGGGTAACGACCGGATAAATTCCAGGCAGTCGGCGTTGATTAACTCACAACTGGATATTTTCACAGTATTAAGCATGGATCATTAAGCCTGTCTCTGATAGGCTCATTCTGCTTTTGCGCAAAGCAGTGGGCCTGAGGTTTGCTTGTGAACCCAACGCATGAGCAGATGGCTGGTGGGTGCCCCTAACACCCACCAGCCGCCCATTTACCACAAATAAAAAAGCCTTCACTGCGGAAGGCGTCTGAAACAACCAAACTGATAGTCCCCCACCCCCGCCATAACCAGCTGGGTCAGTATTAACTGGCAGCGTTCGCGTGAAAGGTAAGTATTCTGCGCAATCTCCCCGACTGTCGCCGGTTCGGTAACGCTTAATTCATTAAACACCACTCTGGCGGTTTCTGTCATATCCTGCTGTTTCAGCATGTCTTTTTCCCTTTT